AAATAGATAGTAGTTTCATCTGTTGGCTCAAAAACTATCTATTCATTTGAACCAAGCGATGAGGTTATTATCCCCTTTGTATGATAGAAGTTCCTAGCAATAAATCTAAGCATTTTACTTAGAATCCAGCAAAACAGGCTAATAAAACTAGTATTTTGGGGTAGGGGGGTCTAAATCTCTACAGGTATTGACCTACTACCGAGCGTGGGGTTTCGTGCGAATTTTTTTCATTTCAAAGGGGGTATTAAGCGATGGCGAAGGACGGTACTGCAAGAGGCGGTGCAAGAATTGGTAGTGGAAAGAAACCAACCAATAAAAAAAAGATAGAAGTGTTAACTACAACCTTCGATAGCATGGCGGACTTTATTACTCCAGATGAAATTAAAGGAGTAGAAGTTCCACCGATAAAAGATTATTTAAAAGCGAAACAAAAAAATGGAAAAGACTTATATGCACAGGACATTTTCAAAAACACTTATTTATGGCTAAAGAAACGTGGCTGCGAGACGCTGGTCGGTAATCAATTAATCGAACAGTATGCGATGAGTGTTTCTCGTTGGATACAATGTGAAGAAGCTATATCTGAATACGGAATGCTTGCAAAACATCCGACAACAGGAAATGCAATCGCCAGTCCGTATGTTTCTATGTCGCAAGCATATATGAAACAAGTAAACCAAATCTGGTATCAAATTTATTCAATCATTCAAGACAATGGATCAGCTGAGATAGATGAACTTGATCCACAGGATTTAATGATGGAAAAATTATTGAAAGCCAGAAAGAAATGAGAGGAGTAAAAATTAATGTACGAAAAAGTAAATCCAAAACATCCAGATAAAATTGCAGACCGTATTGCAGGTGCTATTGTTGACCTTGCATACGAGTATGATACAAATCCAAAAGTAGCGGTTGAAGTGTTGATAGGTCATGGCAAATGTCATGTTATTACTGAAACATCCACGCAGCTAGATGTAGATAAAGTTAATGAAATCATTAAAAGAATTGCTGGTAACGTTGAAATAGACTATGTAGAAGTGCCGCAGGATATACACCTAGCTGAAAACCAGAAAGGGACGATTCGTTGTGGTGATAATGGAATATTTAAAGGAGTGCCATTAACAGCTGAACAAAAGAAGCTGTCAAACATTGCAAGAGAGTTATTTGCTAAATACAACAGTGATGGCAAGTATATCTTAGTTGGCACAAGGCTTATTATCTGCCAAAGTAATGCAAAAGCTGATGAACTTAGAAGAGTCTATCCCGATGCAGATATTAATCCTATCGGTGACTGGACTGGTGGAACCGATGTTGATTCAGGTGCTACCAACAGAAAACTAGGTTCCGATATGGCTGATTCAGTTACTGGCGGAGGTCTTCATGGTAAAGACTTATCTAAAGCGGATGTCAGCTTGAATGTGTATTGCTTCTTAAAAGCACAAGAAACAGGAACACCAATTGAACTCTCATGTGCTATTGGCGATGAGATTATTGATGGTAGACCGTATATAGAGATTGTTGAGATCGCACGTGAGTTTATTAGTGATCTTGGTGGTTTCGAGAAATTTGCAGAATGGGGGTTAGTGTAATGGCAAAGACATCAGTAAAAGAATTCAAACTAGTTAATCTAGATTTGTTAGTGCCTTATGCTAATAATGCAAGAACTCACTCAAAGGAACAAATCAAGAAGCTTCAATCTTCACTTAGAGAGTTTGGTTTTATTAATCCTTTGATTATTGATAGAGGTCATAACGTCCTCGCAGGACATGGCAGACTTGCTGCAGCCAAAGCAGAAGGATATAAAGAGGTACCATGTGTATTTGTTGAAGACTTATCTGAAGCTCAGAAGAAAGCATATATCATAGCAGATAACCGTATGGCTCTTGATGCTGGTTGGGATGAAGACCTATTAGCTGTTGAACTTGAAGGTTTATCTGATTTAGGGTTTGACCTATCACTTACTGGGTTCGATGATAAAGAACTATCTAACCTATTTAAAAGTGATGAAGCTGAAATAGAAGATGACGACTATGATTTAACAAAAGCCTTAGAAAAAGCTGCATTCGTAGAATATGGTGATCGCTGGATTGTTGGACGTCACGTTTTGGTATGTGGTGATGCTACTAATGCAGATGACGTGAATAAACTCATGGAAGGCAAGAGGGCAAACCTGATCCTAACAGATCCTCCTTACGGGGTTTCATTCACTAGTTCAAGTGGACTAAAAATAAAGAATGATTCACTCAAAAACGAAGAGTTCTATCAATTCTTATTAAAGGCATTTAAGAACATGGTAGATCACTGTGAACTCGGTGCATCGGCTTATTGTTTTCATGCAGATACAGAAGGATTGAATTTTAGAACCGCATTTCATGATGCAGGGCTACATTTAGCAGGTTGTTGTATTTGGGTGAAAGACTCGCTGGTTTTAGGAAGATCAGATTATCAATGGCAACATGAGCCTATACTTTATGGTTTCTTGAAAAATGGAAAACATAACTGGTATTCAGATAGAAAACAAACAACTATCTGGAACTTCAAAAAGCCAAAGCGAAATGAAAATCATCCGACAAGTAAGCCGCTAGACCTTCTTTCATATCCTTTAAGAAACAGCTCACAAGAAAACGCCATTGTTGTTGATACGTTTGGTGGTTCAGGTTCAACTTTGATGGCTTGCGAACTAACCAATAGAATCTGTTATACAATGGAAATCGATGAAAAGTATGCGTCTGTAATTTTAAGAAGATACGTTGAAAACACAGGCGATGCCGATAATGTTTATTGTATTAGAAACGGACAAAAAGTAACATTCACAGAAGTTGTCAAGCAAGTTGAAGTTAATGCGGATAATAATTCTAGCACAAATGACTTGATATAAAAGGCGTTTAGAGTGATATATATACATACCTAAAAGGAGGTATAAAAATGTCAGATAAAACAGTAAAGGAACTGAGAGCTGAACTAAAGGAAGTGTGCGAGAAGTACGAAACAAAATATTCTGGAATGGAGTATTTAGTGAATTACTACATCGACTCACTTAAATGGACGGAAAAAGAAGCATTGGAGTACGCTTTGAATTTGTTTCACAACGGTACAATTACTCAGATTAAGTTGATTGATAAAGATGGGAATGAATTATAAATTGGAGGGTTATGATGCTGGATAAAATAGTAGACATGCTTAGAAAAGAATATCCAAAAGGGACAAGAATTGAATTGTTAAAAATGGACGATACTCAAGCACCGCCAATTGGTACTTATGGAACAGTCGTTGGAGTTGATGATATTGGCTCTATTTTAGTTCATTGGGACAATGGAAGTTCACTAAATTTGATCTATGGCGAAGACAAATTTAAGGTAATCGCCAATGATAAGGTTTGATACAAAAATATATCAAAAAAAGTTGAAAAATACTTCTCAAATGACTTGCTATATATTGCGTTTAGAGTGATATATATACACGACAAAAGAATACACGCAAGTTTATTGAGGAGGATTTAAAATGAAAGAAAAAGTCAAAAATCAAATCGACAACATGAAAAATCAAACAATCGGTGTTGAGATTGAAATGAACAACATTAAAAGAAAGAAAGCTGCAGACCTAGTAGCGGCATTCTTTGGAACAAGAGCATGGAACGCACACGTTGAATACGGATATCAAACATGGGCTTGCAAGGATACACAAGGTAGAGTTTGGAAGTTTCAAAAGGACGTAAGCATTGCAGGACTAGACGATGAAAAATGCGAAATGGTAACACCAATTCTTAAATACGAAGATATCGATGACTTGCAAGAGATAGTCAGAATTTTAAGAAAAGCTGGAGCAAAAAGTGATGCAACAAGAATGTGTGGAGTTCACATTCACATTGGAGCTAACGGACACACACCAAGAACCATGAGAAACCTAACAAACATCATGGCAAGTCACGAAGGATTATTAGTAGAGGCCTTAGAACTTGATAGAAACAGAATCGGCAGATACTGCAAAATGGTTGATCCTAGATTTCTAGCAAACTTAAACAAAAAGAAACCTTCAACAATGAGTGGTTTTGCAGATGTTTGGTACAAAAGCCATAATGAAGATTATGCAAGAAGCAACCATTACAACGGTTCAAGATACCACATGCTAAACTTCCATGCAACCTTTACAAAGGGAACGATTGAATTTAGATTATTTCAATTTGATGCACCTAAAGATGGCAAGCTAAACGGCCTTCACGCTGGCCAATTAAAGAGTTACATTCAATTATGCCTAGCCTTAAGTCAAATGGCTAAGGAAGCCAAAGGAGCCTCTCCAAAGCCGCAACAAAACGAGAATCCAAAGTATGCTATGAGAACATGGTTATTAAGACTTGGATTTATCGGTGAAGAGTTCTCAACAGCAAGAGAGTTCTTAACAAAGAGACTATCTGGCGATGCAAGCTTTAGAAGTGGGGTAAGACCTGCTTCTATGGTTTCGGCTTAAGGGGGTGCAGCATGAGTAAATATTACATTGCTTATGGAAGCAACCTAAACGTTAGCCAGATGAAAAGAAGATGTCCAGCTGCTAGGGTGGTTGGAACAGGGTTTATTAAAGACTATGAACTTCTTTTTAAAGGAAGTAAAACTGGTGGCTACCTAACCATTGAAAAAGCAGAAGGAAAATCACTACCAGTTGCAATTTGGAAAGTAACTGAAACTGATGAACAGGCACTTGATAGATACGAAGGTTATCCAACCTTTTATTATAAAGCAGATATGGAAATTAACATCAAAGGCATCAAGACAGGCAAAAACTATCAAAAACAAGCATTCGTTTATATCATGCATGAAGATAGAGAGATAGGGATGCCATCAAAGTTCTATGTGACAACTTGTCTTGAAGGTTATAAAACATTTGGATTTAGTCCTAAGTATCTAGAAGAAGCACTAATAAAAAGTATGGAGGTTAGCAATGAAAACAACAACTGATTTTATTAAAGTTTGCCCTTTATGTGGTAAGGATTATAAAGGTCATCCAGCGATTTCAAGAGTAGATAATCAAACACCGATATGCCCTACTTGCGGAACAAGGCAGGCACTTGCGGGACTTGGTTTGAAATCTGATGAAATTGAAAAGATAATACTCGAAATTCCAAAAATTGAAGATTTGTAAAATTTTATATCAGAACGAGGAAGTCGACTTCATGGTCGGCTTTTCTTTTACAAGAATATGGAGGATGAGGTTTTGGGAAGATTAAAGAAGTATGTTCCTACCAAGTTCAAAGCCAAAAACTCCGTTTACTCTAAAGAGGCAGCAGACAGAGCTGTAAACTTTATTGAGTCATTAAAACACACAGATGGAGTTTGGTATAAAAAGCCGTTTGAACTCCTTGATTGGCAGGAACAAAT